TTGTTATCTCAATAACCCGTAGCCATTGCATTGGACTGTCTGACCCTCTGCTCTTAGCAAAGACAAATGTCGCTCGTTAAGAAAATGCTCTTAGCGGCCACTGTTTCCTCTATTGTGTCCTTTACGATTGGTTACTCCATTAGGAAACTACTGCCCCTGGCCTGCCACCGCGCCGGGACCAAAGTCCGGGATGCAATCTCTTTATATTTGTATCTTCGAAACCTTAACGTTGTGAAACACGACAACATTAGGAACGCATTCCGTGACGTGCAATTACCCAAAATCTCCAACAAAGATTCATCACACACCCACCCCCAATCTGCTGCATGGCGCTCCAGCGCTATGACTCTAGCCAAATTATTGTGTGACACCATACCTTATACCGTGTACTCCTACCAGGCGTCCGCATCCGATGAAAGAAATAATATTCGCTATTCTAGAAACTTTCATTGGGTAAAAGACACTGTGGTACAACCTAAACAATTCAAACCCACTGCGACTGATTTAGTCGTTGCCGTCGATGTAGACTACTACATCGATGTTGAGCATCTCTTACTCGACATCGACGGGCCGCTGCTCTTGTATACCTTTCAACCTGAAAGTGTTGCGGAAGACAGCGGCGAGTTCAGTTTTAGGTTTGACAGTGATCAAACTGTGCAGTACGCGCTTAGTGGTGGAAACTTGTTTCAACATCCTGTGTGGAATTACTCCCGTGATTCCATTTCCGTTGCAGGTTTCCATGTCACAAAATCATACATTATAGAACGTCGCCCTGCTAACAAACACCATCAGTACATTTTGTTTATTCCCACTGGTGTTTGGAAATGGTTACCTGCCCTTGCAAGTTACCATTGGCTATCAACAAATTGGTTGGACCAGCTTCGACCTGTTTGTGGCAATTATGTCGCTATGGACATAAAGACCAAAGATTCTATGGTCCGTTCAATTGCCAAATTTGGTGAATTCAATTGTGCCAATGTCCCTATTAAAACTCTTGAGGCCATTGAAACAATTGCAGCTAATTCCAGTGTTACTATTGGAAATGCCAGTGTTATGTCGTGGTTGAATAACGATAAGCACGCTTCCGCAATTATTGTGGATTATGTCAGGAAGAAAATTGGATTACGCCCACCCATAATCTTCCCAGTTGAAAATGGTGCTAGAACCTATCAATTACTTGACAAATTGTCTGACTATGAACCTGATGCTAAAAGTTTAATGAAATCGTTCATGTCACCAATATTACCAATATCATTTGTTCCTGCCAAAACTAGAGCAAATGAGCAAGCCGCCATCGATGGTAGAGTCAACGAACCTAGCGCCGTTGCGCAACAGTTGACCAAAGGTGGCGTACCCAAGTTTGTGCTGGACGAAATGGACAATTTCGTGGCCATAATGTTCTCAGAATTAGATAATCGAAGAGCACCTTATGACATGGATATTGTCTACGAAAGACAACACAGACCATCGCAGAGAGCCATACTCAATCGTGCCGATCTCGGCACATCCAACGAGTTGTGCGAGACGTTCCTCAAGCCCGAGCCATATCTAGGCCTCAAGGACCCTCGCATTATAACCACCTATCCTGGCAATGTTAAAGCTGAATACGCGCGTTATATTTACCCGTTGGCTGATTGGATAATGGCAAACTGCAAATGGTACACATTTGGTAAGAATCCGAAACAAATCGCGATGTGCGTTGCCGAAATATGTAAGGACGCTGAGAATGTAGTCCTGGGAGATTATAGTAGAATGGATGGTCACATTTGTGAGCCGTCCAGGATATTGGAAGATAAAATATTTAAAGCCTTCTTCGCCAGTGAATTCCTGCTTGAAGTGCAAATGTTGCATAAGAAACAATACGGACGAACCGCAGTAACTAAACATGCAATTAAATATTTTATGAACCTGATTCGCGGTAGCGGATCGGGTGAAACCGCTGTGTTTAACACCTGCACCACCAAATTTAATGATTTTCTTGGCCGGCGTCTAGCTGGTCTGGACATCTATGAGTCCTATCATGCCCTTGGACAATTTGGAGGTGACGATGCTATCGCCGTTGGTATTAGCAATATCAACGCTGGAGAACGATACTTTATTAGAGCTGCCGGAATGTTAGGACAGGAGCTTGAAATTGATGTTGTTCTCCGCGGTTTTTAC